CTATTCCGTTTTAATGTCAACGACATCAAGCGGGCTTTGTGCATCCGCGTAAAATGAGCCGTTAGCGTTGTGCCAATGGGTAGGCGGGAGCTCGTCGCTGTTATGCTCAACGATTAATAGCTTGCCAAATTGGCTCTCATAGACGACGGTACCTGTATTGCCGTTGCGGAGGGTGACTGATTGATTTTGCATAGTTAAATCCTTATTTTTGGGTTGTTAATTGTTTTTCATTTTAAAGTGCGGTCAGAAATTTAAGTATTTGAAAGCTACTCCTCCCCAACACGAATTGTGATATCTCTAAACGTCAGTGCGTTATTGCGGATATCCGCCTCCGGCACAATCTTAAAGCGAATGCCGGTTACCTCCGACGTAAGTGCGCCACTAACTTGTTGCGGGTGCCAGTCATTAGTTTGCCAGTCGCCCATCAACTCTGACTCGTATGATTGCACCACATTTTTGCCGTTGAGCAGTTGCACAATCACCCGGCATTTGCCGCGGCGTTGGTTATATGTCATAATTTTGTAATCAAGCACAAAACGAGCATATTTACCGGCGGGTATTGCATAGTCTTTATAGATGTTTGATTTTGGCTCTGCACTACTTGACAACATAAGGTATTTACCGCCGGGGATATCATTGTCATCATACTTATTGATTAAGTTATCGCCCGCAGTCCAAGTCTCACGATAATCATACTTATAGAGCAATACTAACGCACCGCCGACTTTGAGCACATAACGATGCAGGCTTTGTAAGCCATTTTGGACGCTATATAGCGCTATCTGACTAAATTGCTCACCATCTACCTTTTTAGCGTCCGGGTAAACAAACTCGGTCGCGGTGGTATCAATAGAACGCACCACGCTGTCGCCATCCAGTAAATCTACTTTGTAGCTGACACCCTTGCCCAAAACGGTGCTACCGTCCGTGTGCGGAATCAACTTATCCGCCTGCACATCACGGTCACGGTGCGCCCAGGTGAGCTTAAACGCGGATTTGTCATTAATGGTGTTACCGTAACCGCCATCGATTTGCACTTTGCCAGGTGGATAAGGGCGGGCTTGACGTTGACGGGCGGTAAGTGTAAGCACCTGAGCCTTGCTCTCATCAAGCGTTTGCTGTGCGGTACGGGTGAGCAATTTAGCTTTGATTTGCTCACCAACGGTGTATTTTGTCTCATCCGTGCCGGCGGCAAGCAGATAACACCACGCCAAGACGCCCGCTTTATGCGCTTGTGGGATAGTATCCGCACAACCACGTCCAACGGTCATTGTGCCGGTTTTAAAATCCACAGAATCAATCTTAATAATCTCATCATCCACAATGAGCGCCTCGGCGCCCGCAAGGGCGGAATACTCCCCCTCTAGCTTAAACTTAATGCTAGTCTGATAAGGGCTCACCTCGCCGACCAACTCAACACATGGTGTGAATGAGCCCGTCGCGGTTTGTGCGTAACCCGCGCCTACGTTGACTAACATGTCATAGCCAACGGAAAGCGGGGTAGGTTGCGCGCCCAGGCTCTAAACAAAACAATCCGTCGGCTTGATATAAGCGCGCTCTGCGTCCGTTAACACAAGGGGGAGCACGTGATACGGCACCTCAAACAACCGCGCACGCTCAATCGGTTTGGCGGTGTAATCAGGCGGGATATAAAGCGACTCGCCTTTTTGCGTAGAGTAGTTAGCGGCGGGAAGCCCGAACACATCTTGTAAGCAAGTAGCGACAATCTCGCCCTCGTTGCCGTTTTTGAGCTCACCGACCCGAAAGACCACGTCCACAATATCACGCTCAGGCAGATTGACCCGGATAACATCGCCCGGGCGTAACTCACTACCACGCATATCAAACGTAATTTTGAGCCGTGTTAAGCCGCTGGCAATCATCTCTAAATCACGTTGTGCCACACGTGCAGCCAAATCAAAGGTTGGAATCCCTTTGTACTCAACCGTTTTGCTAATTACGCCATGCATTTGCACCGCCGCGATATTGTTAGCAATGGCTTGGTCGTCGCGGTTAGTCACCGGCTCACGGTATTTAACAATGATTTGATTAGCCTGTTTATCAGTCGCCGCGCTGTCGTCATCGAGCACGGACACAATCCCGTTATCGTATGTAAACAGCGGTAAATCCTCGACTTTGTAATCGTGGCGAATTAATTTAATTGCCTGTTTACCTGTCTCAATGTTGTCATATTGTGCCGCGCCGATGTGGTCAACAATTTGCTGAATGAACTCTTTAATGGAGGTTTGGCGGTTGTAGCGGATACACAAGCCAAAGCCCTCGGCATAAAGCGTATCAGCGGCTTTTTTGTAGCTATCCAAATCGGAAAGGTCTTTTTTACCGCCCCAACTCTTATTCGTGGCGCACTCAACCAAGATATGTGCCGGATTCATCGCATGAATCTCCCGCACATTCTTTTCCTGCTCCGGGGTTAAGCCGGAGATTTTAAGATTATCGTTACGTAGCAAAATTTTAGCTTTTTCGGGGTACCACACCACGCCGCCGTGCCAGCCTTTATTAGCTCTGCGCACGCGGTAACTATGCTTTTTAGGATAGGCGTTATAGCAACTAATCAACCCACTAAACACTGTTGTGACAACACCGCGGAAACCTGGGATTATGTCATCTTGGCTAAGATTACCCGGCTCGACATTACCATTCTGGAAAAATTTATTGCGCTCAGGGTTTTTGTTTGCGTATTTGCGCAGCCATCTTGAGGCATGGGTGGCAAGCGATGGGTTATAAACCCCTTTGAGTAGATTAATCAGCATTTGTGTCGGTTTTTGGTCGGGCTCGCCCATGAGTATCTCCATGCGCCCCTGAATTCCGCCCTCGCCGCCGGTGTTATCACCGCCGAAGAGGTTGGGCTTGTCGATATAAATCGCCTGAGAGTGGGTGAGCTCGCCTGACTTGCCAACATAGGCGGTTTTGTCGTCCACACGGAGCTCTACAATCTCGTCCACCGGTCCACGTCCAAGCCCACTTTGAATATCCCAGTAATAACGATAACCAACCGTTACCGACCCGCCGCCACGTTTACCACCCATTATTTATCTCCTTGACGCGCCGCAATGGCGGCATTAATACATTTGCGGGCAAACACACTGCCCGTGTTTAAAAGCACTTCGGAATCAATCCCATGCGCTAAAAAATCGGCATAATCCAAGCCCTCACGCATAAAAAAGGCCTCCACGCCCGCCGCGCAGAAATCCACCCGGCGCATATCTTGCATTGTGATAGTAATGCTATCCATAACTTAGCCTTTTTTAATCTCGGTTGTGCGGTAGTTACCATATGCCAACACTTGCCAGTCCTCAGTCCAACAATCGCCAAAAAACACGCACTGCGGCGTACCCTCGTCAATTTGTGGAAAATTCCAGTCTTTAGCATTAACCGCATCCGGACTGTTGCTATTACCACGTTTATTAAGTGCTTGATTAATGTAATAACTGGCAACCGCCCAAGCGACGATTTTGACGATTGCCCATGCAATTGACTCATACATGATTAATACTCCTAAAACACTCGTGAACCGTCATAAGGCGACTTATTCGGCATGTGCGGTGCGCCACCGAAATTGAGCATATTGTTAAACTTTTTAAGACACGTCTCAGCGCGTCCGTCGCACCCGGGATACACTTTGATGACTGTGCCGATAGACAGCTTTTGGGTGCCACCCATAAGCGTAAGTTTGTTATTTTGATGAACGGTCACCGCGCGCACCTCGCGCACGCCATCGTCCACCCACTCAATAAACCCCGCATTAAACCAACCCTGCGGCAGATTTTGCGGTAAATCAACAGTGATAGACACACCGTCCATCGCGCTTATGGTGAGCCCCGCTAAAACAAAGTTGCCTGGCTTAACCTTGCAATCCACGTCATACAGTGTATAAGGGCAGTTACGCCCCCAAGTCAGGCGCAATCCTGCGCTATCCATGGTGTCAGACAGTGCCGCGGAGGTAAGATTGGTGGTATGTATATCCGGGCGACTCGCCTCCGTAATCGTGCCAATCCATACAATGCGAATCTCTTTGTCATCCTCATGTAAGCGCATAATAGTGAGCTTAACAGTTTGGCTCGGCGGAAGCCCTCGATACAGGCGCGCCACGGGGTTGTTACTTGGCATACGAAGCGTTACATTGCCGTCACCTCCGCCGTCGCGAGCATCACTGATAGCGGACGCCAGCCATTTCTCGCCGTTAATCTCCAAATCCTTATCGGCATTGCAAAAGCGCCAGATTTTTTCATTCTCGCCGCGCACAAATTGATACAAGTCAATCGGGCGCCCCTCGGCGACGGAATGCGTTTTGCTTAAATAACTCATCTTTAAATATCCTTTAAACCGCCTTTAAAGTGCGGTCGTTTTTAAAAGTATTTTTATGGTTCTAGCTCGTCGCGTAAGCCGCGGAAGCTCACCGTTACCGTTGCTGCGCCGTCTGCGTCGGTATGATGCACCCAGCTGACTGTGTCACTCTCCAAGCGGGAAAGCGTTAAATATGAAATCTTGAGAATATCTCTTTGCTTAATATTGATAGTGTCACCGTCAAATGCGAGCCGCTCTGTTGCAGAGTTAATCACTGCGGATGACACAATACGACGATAAAAAATCCGCTCGCCCGTGCACTCAATGCGCACATCTTGGCGTCCTGTTTGCTTTTGCAGTGCGCCGGTATAGTTGATGTAAGCAATATCTAGGGTTTTGCCGACAATATCGCCAACGGGCGTCACATCTGTGCTTGAGGTCGCCACCCAAATCGCACGTTGACGGCCGCGCAAGTGGTAAAACAAATTGCGGAGCTTGCGTTGTTCTTCCCGCCCGGCTGCTATAAAGCGATGGGCGGTTATTTGCATCGCCTTGTTGGCCGTATCTAAGTAGTACGGTAAGCCCGTCTCGTTATCCAGCGTCTTAATCAGCCGTGCATATTGCGCGGTGATGTCTTCCGACCACTCCGAGGTCGGCTCCAACACAGGGTGGTTGCGATAAGTCGGCAAATGGCTCACATCATCACTCCACGCATTATGCTCGTGCAGTTGTAAGCGGATTTGTGTGGTTGACACGTTATCGCTTAAGCGGCGCACCTGTGGCATATCTGTGAGCACCGCTGAACGCAACGGATAAATGGCTGTAAATGACTGATCGTAATTACCAACAATAGGGCGCTTAACCGTGATTTTATTTGGCTCCAGCGCAGTGATCTCAACCATCTCCTTATTGCTTCCGGTCATCAAAATTGCGCGCCCACCCACGGCAAAATCATAGCCCACCGTGTTAATAGGCAAATCCACTGCGCCTTGTTGCACAGGCTGTAACAGTCTTGCACAATCAGTAAAAATCGGCAGTGACCACACGCGCGCGCCGTAACCATAAAGGGCAGATTCAAATAATTGTCGCTCGACCTCCGAAAAACTCACCTTAAACTCAAAAGTACGTCGAGGGCTCAATCGGCGCGCAATGCGTTGTTCCGCCGCTGTTACCGATTGATGCACGCGGGTGAGCCACTCGAGATTTTCGGTCACATCTTCCGACCAATCGGGCATAAACGACCAGTCGGTAGAACGCGAGCCGGTAATGCGTAAGGTGACAGGACTTTTGCCTAAAAAGTTAAACGTAACGACGCAATCAATCACCGGCGCGCCTTGCATGCCGACTTTAACCGTCCATTTTTTAAGGGCTAGCGCGTTAAATGTTCCGGATGTTGGGCCGACAAGCTCTATACCCTCGCCGCCGACGACGGAAACAGATAAAAGTTTTACCGCACTTTTGTTGGCATTCCAGACTTGGATTTTAAAAGTCTGGTCGGTTGATATAGAGCCAAGATTGACGGTGTGCGGGATGACAATGATGCGCTTGTAAAGATCAGAGTAATAGTTAGGGATAACATACGCCTGCGCACCCAACGTCTGATTTTTGATATTGCGCACATGAATCTGACCGTCGGTAATTGCATTTTGTGCAACAAGTCGGGAGTTTGCGCCACGATACGTCACCAAACCGTCAAGATAGGCGGTATCCTTAATCTGTGCGGGTGCGCCAAGTGAAATCTTATAGCCGTTAATCTTTGCCATAAGGATTACTCAATAATGCGGTATGCCACACCGTATTCGCCGGAGTTTTCGCTTCCTTCGGCCGCAATCGATGTGGAGGCGGGTTGATATTGCGCGCTCGGCACAAACATCCAAGTCTCACCGTTAATTTGTAATTTTTGACGCGGCACGATGCCGACAATTTTGCACTCATAGCGGTCCGGAACGGTACCAAGGCGGCGGAATAAGTTATCTTTACATTGTGCAATCACCGCGTTAGGTACAGGCATTGCGAGCTGTCCGAATTTGCTTTGACTATGGGTTAATAACATCCGCTCCGGATGGTGCTCGCGATCATCAGCACGTCCATTTGTAAGCATATAACAGCCGGTTTCGGAGGATGATAACGCATACTCATAACGTGAATCTGCACAAAAATACCAAGGCGCCCGGGTATCCCCGCCAATCTTATCAGCGCGAACAGCCGGCCCATAAGAATTATCCCCGGAAGACATGCCGAAAGTATGGTAGTCATTTAAACGAGGACGGTTATAAGTACTATTATTAACTGTTGTCCCAAAAACGTATTGTCCGCCGGTATATTGCCCCTCTTTGTTGAGCGTGCCAAACCCAAAATGGCGGAACCGCTCCGCTTGATACTGCACGCACACATGCAAGTATTGCGCCGTGCCGAAAAAGTCATAACTGACAAATTTACCGTTTTGCAAATGGGACGTGCGGGTTTTTGTTTTAAGGTAAGAGTTATTGCATGACGCCCCCGGCTGGTTGAAGCAGTCGCGATTTTTATCAACGCCGGTGCTGGCAATTACAAACAACATATCGTCTTTAAACTCAAGTGCCCAATAGCCATCTGCGTTGCTTAAATAAAGCACATTTGTGCTATTTTTTTGGATAGTCCAGTTAAGCTTAACAGCAAACTCAGCGAGCTTACTTAGTAAATCTGCGACGTTAGCCGCGGTGCCTGTTTGATACGCCATATTACGCTCCAAGCTCTAATACGAAATAATCGGTTGTTGTTGTACGAAACGCGCCGTTACACACCACGCCTTTGTTGCCATTGGGCAATGTCACCTCATCGCCCACCGCGCGTTGCACGCCAGGAACCCAATAAACACCATCATACGCGCCCCAACGGTTAATACCCTGACTGCCATCGGCCAGCCCCATAAACTCTACGGGATAAAGCGGGTAATGTCCGCCGGGTGACGCAGTCACCGCTTTAAGCACATTCCAGGCGCGGGATGAGTGTTTTTGCGAAATTGCCATCGGATAAAGCACTTGAGCTTGTGAATCATTGCTATATCTACTGTAATTTGAGCCGCTAAAATCGCGCCAGCTTTGGTCAGGTGTAAATAGCCAGCAGTTGCCGCTAAGTGGATCTACAATAGAGGAGTTGTAAGACTCGGTATTGGAGTAACGCAATAAAATCGGACTATTACTACTGCTAGTCGGTGTCTTTGTCGGCGCCGTGCCGGCAATGCAAAGCGGATAGGGATATTCTGTCGGCGGTACGGTAGGCAGAATAAAGCCACAATAGGCACTTGAGCACACATTAGAGATACGCGTCACCACTTTAAAGCAACGGCCATCGGCGACCATGTAATAGTCAATCGGGCGTGCGTCAGCAAATAACACCACTCCCGGCGAGATATTGATAATCCCTGCTTGTACGTTATCGCCCTTGACTAATTCGCTGTTAAAAAATGTACCGCCAAAAAAGTTGAGGTTGTAAATGTCTTGCGAGATACTGTTGACGGATTCGCACATCACATAAATATCTTGCTCAACTCCGGTTCCGGTTGATTTCCAAACGATTTTCCGTTTTTCCACTTCCGTTGCTGTTTTTCCAACGGTTTTGTCAAGTAGCACCGTCCATGCCTGCCCATTGGCAACCAGCGTCGGGTCGGTGGTTAAAAACTTATTTAGGATGTCAAGCAAATCGCGTTCATTTTGCGCGGTGCCGGTTTTGTATGCCATATCGTAACTCCTTAATTTAAAACATCTTTTACGGTTTGTTTGTTGGCTCGGAGCATAGTGATGACTGCCTTAACGCCCGCGGTGGTCTTGAGCCCCGCAGTAAATAACTCTGCACTGTCAACTGCCAAGGTTTGCTGGATGTTGACCGGTGATGCTACCACCTGCGTGCCCACGCGGCCGTCACGCAGAGAATCACTTAACCCGGGCTCACTGTAGCTTGGCACGGGTGGGACAGATACCGGCCCACCTTGTGAAAATGAGCGTAGTTGTCTGCGGTTGATAGCGTGCATAAAGCCCACACCGTAGTGCGCCACAGAGTCCGCCTTAACCACAAACTCACCATTAGATAGGCGAGCCGGGATGGAATCCGATGTACTTGTGCCGGGACCACGGATATAACCCCCTGTCGCGGCCGTCACCGTGCCACTAGAAAACGCGCCAGCAATCGCCCCCCACCAACCGCTTGTCGCGCTTGCCGCCTGCATGGCGAGCTGTTGCGCGGCAATATTAATCATTGCGTTTATGATGGTATTGGCGAGATTTAACACAGCCTCACGCAAGGTCATTGTCCCTTTAGCAAGCCCTACAATAGAGGTTTGCAACCCTTCGGTTAAACCCTCTTTAAAGGTCTTTTCAAGTTCGTTACCCGCGTTTTTAAGCTCGGCAATCTTGATTTTCATGCCCTCTAGAGAGTTTTTCGCTGCTTCGCCCTGGGCGCCTGGCATTTGGGCGAGCTTTTCCAACACCGGGATTTGTTTTTCAAGTTCGGCCACAGTTTCGGTGTATAGGGCCTTCAATTGTTGTTGCCCCTCAAGGTGGCTAATTAAGCCAACTTGCACCTGCGCTTGTATGCGTTGCTCTTGGGTGCTTTGATTTTGATACAAGCGATTAATCTCGTTTTGCACGCCGTCCACCTGCGCCTTAGCTTGCTCCAACGGCAAGATTTTTTTAATCAAATTAATCCCGTCCACATTGGAGTGCTTGGTAAACTCGGCTAATAGCTTGTTATAACGCCCCTCAATGTCCGTGAGGTTGGCTTTCACCTCCTGCCCGGTTAAGCGCAAATACTGCACGTTAAGCGCAAGGTTTTTGTCTTCCGCGTCGTATTTTTTAGTTTTTGTGCGGGCGTTTTTCTTGGCTTTTTCGCCGGCTTCGATTTTTGCGGCGTATTGTGCGGCGAGTTTGCGTTGCTCGTCGTTTAATCCTTCTTTTTCCGCGTCATACATAATCTTCTGCGCGGTGCCCATGCCGGCAGTTGCGGCGCGGTCTTTTAACCGCTCAAGCCAGGATTCATTTTTTTTGTTTTGCTTTGCCTGCTCAATTTGTTTGTTAAGGTCAATCATCATGTTAATGCGGGCGATAAACGGATCCATTTCGCTTGCCGCATTGCCGGCTTGTTTGCTTAACGCGATAAAGGCTTGTTTCATATTTTCGAGTTGCTCTGTCGCCGTCATCGTCGCTTGCGTCAGCTCATTGCGCAGTTTTTTCTCAGTTTGCGTCAATTCGCCGCTCATGGATTGCATTTGCTCTTCGGCGGATTTGATGGCTTTTTTGAGCTCTTCTTGTGTTTCTGCCGCCTCCAAGCCACCGAGATTTTTTAACCGCTCGGCAAATTCGCCGCCTGCTTCCATTGCCGCGTTAAAGGCGGCGGTGAGTTGCTCATGATTGATGTCTGCCAACTCTCCCGTTGTCTCGCTCAAGTCATTAACAGTGGCTTGCAGTGTCTTAATTTGCGCATTAACTTGATTTATCTCGTCTGCATTAATTAATCCGCCCATCACGCTAAAGCGGTTTTTATTGAGCAATTCGTCGCGGCGTTTAATCAGCTCATCAAGTTGAGCTTTGGCTTCCTCGATTGCTTTATTGTTGGTTTCAACTTGACTCACGCGCTCACTAAATCCGCCAATTTCGCCCAGTTCTTTGCGAGCTTGGATTAATGATTGCGTTTTTTCGATGTTGGATTGGATGCTGTTGGCCGTTTGTTGGTATTGCGCATCAAGCTCCGCCTCTTTGCCTTTGATGTACTCATACGCCGCATAAAGGCCAAAAATAGCGGTAATAGCAAGCCCAATAGGGCCGCCGGCAAGCGCGAGTAAACTTTGTCCCAATCCGCTAAACGTTGCGGCACGCATAGCCACAGCAAGGTTGCGGTTAGCTAATGCAAGACGTTCTGTGGCCAGTGTTGCCCTGTCCGTTGACGCAGCCATCGCCACTGATGCCTGAGCAGCTTTAACCTCAATGGCGGCACGCGCGACCAGTGTGTTGTTAGACGCCGCTGTCACCGCAGCATTACGCGCCATAGCCACCGCACTTTGTACCATACCGGCGACAAAGCGGGAGGCGGCCACCGCGGCAACCACAAGTGCAACATTGCCAAATAAATCTAGATTATTAGCAAGCCCACTGATTGCGGCAGCCACTGTTGCGGTTAAAGAGATAGCATTGTCGGTTTTGTTTAGGTACTCTGTCCACGCGTTGCCAAAATGTGCGCCGGCACGACCGATAGTCAGCGGCATGGATTGGTATTGTTTTTCGATTTCAGCGGCGGCTTCTTTTGTCGCACTCAAGATAATCTGTGGTGTGAGCTCGCCATCTTCGGCCATTTTGCGTAGTTCTGCTCGGGTTTTGCCGAGGGATTTTTGCAGTACCTCTAAAAAGATAGGCATTTGCTCGGCCACGGAGTTAAATTCTTCGCCGCGCAAGGTGCCGGAGGCTAAACCTTGGGATAACTGGATAATGGCGGATTTAGCCTCCTCGGGTAATGCCCCGGAGACGACCACCATTTGTTGCAATGTGCGGGTAAATTGGAGGAGTTCCGCACTGTTGGCCTTATCACCCAAAGCACGGTAAACGCGGGTATAAAGCTCCGCAGTGGACTTAAACGCATTGCCCGTCTCGTTAGAGATGTCCATCAACTCTCTAAACGTGCCTTTCGCCTCGTTGTTTGTGCGGGAGACAAGTTTAATGCGCGCCTGATAGCTAGTCATGGCATCAGCATCAAGTAAGATACTTTTAGCGCCAAGAGACACCCCGGCAATAGCGGTAAACCCTAACAATTGGGACTTAAACCCGTTTAATTGTTGGCTGACACCGTTTAATTCCGTCTTGGTTTGTTTTAGCTTGTTGTTAAGTTGCCCGGTGACAGTATCTAGCACGCTTAAACCTTGCGCACCCGCTTTACCTTGCGCGCTCAAGCGATCACTTGCCGTGCCAACGCCGGTAATCTCGGTTTTAAACTGCTTAAAATTGCGCACCGCCGCATCCACATCGGCTTTAATGCGCATTGCAAGCGTCAAGGTATCTGCTGCCATAAATTCACCTTAAAAATTGACTGCACTTTATGCGGTCAGGTCGTTAATATACTTGGTTAAGTCTTTGCCGCCGCTAAATCCCACGGCGCAATCTATTGCTCGTGCGGCGCGTTCACGGCGGGCGCGGAGCATGGATTTCTCGTAAAACAAGATGAGTTGCCGGGCGGTGTATTGCCCGAGCTCATTAAATTGATGACCGTTAGCCACTAAGTGCTCTATGATTTCGCCCCAATCAGGCGGCGCGCATTGGTCTGTGCTATTTGCTCGACTAGCGGTTGCACCGCTTTGCGGGTAAAAAAATTACTGTTGACCGCCCACCACAACAACATCAAATCTTCGCCTTCTTGGGCATTTAGGTTTGCAACAAACTCTACAGGCTTGTTAATGGATACGGCAACCAGCTCAATAATGGCCTCATAGTTATCGGCAAGCGCCTGCATGATTTCATCCCATCGCGCGTTTTCAGGCTTATCAACACTGGCTAATTGGTCGCGCAAAGTTGCAATAAACGCTGCCAATTTGGCGTTATGTTGCATTTGTTGGATAAGCGTGTATTCCTTTACGGTGACGGTTTCGCCGCCCACGGTGATGTCGCGATTTGGGTAGAGGATGTCAAGTTCAGAGGTGGCTTGATTTTGCATATTTATTGCTCTTATATTTTGCTTGGAGAGTTCCCCGGGTATTACCCGGGGAAGGGGATTATTTGCGGATTTTAATCACGCGTCCAAAACGACCAAGCGTTACATCGCCTACTTTGGTGGTATCGGCGAGCACCGTGGCTTTGGTATTTAGCGCATCTAATGAGTTTTCATTATTGATGAGGCTTAAGGCTTCGGTCGGGGTAAAGTTGATTTTGTATAACTCAACCACATTCCACTCATTATTTTCGGCTAAGTTAATGCCCTCATAGCGCAAAAACAGATCTTTCGGATTGGTGGTGAGCATAGCAATGATTTGGACTTCGCCGTATTTATAAGCTGCTGTGTCGGTATTTGCAGAAATATCTTTCAGAAATTCGACTGCACCAAAAATCGGATCTACGGTGTAATCCGTACCTTCAACCAATGAGCCGATTTTTACTTCGCTCACATCTTGATGCGCTAATGTAATGCGGTCACCGGCTTTAATCACTGCCGGCAATTTTTCGCCCGTGACACTACCGGCAGAAACAGTTACTTCTTCGCCCAACAATAACAAGGCAAGATTTGCTGCGCTAAATTCGTGGAATTTAGCCGATACTTCGCCTGTTCTACTAGTGATAATTTTGCGCACTTTTTGGCGGGTGCCGGAATAGGATTCGCTGTGTTCGAAGCTTTCTACGGTTAATGAGATAGATAGCTCGGATACATCACCCACCCAGCGTTGCGCGCCGATATTGCCCATCGCGTCACGCACGGCAAGATAGAGCTTGCCTTGCCCGTAAGAATACGTTTCAACGTGTGCCATTATTGTTCTCCTTGATTTTGATTTTCGGTTTCACCGTCGGCGGACGGTGGGATTTCGGCGTTGTCGCCGGGCTGTTGTTCGGATTGCGCGGACTGTTCCGAGGCTACTTGCTCAGTTGGCTTATCGGCTTCATCCGATTTTGTTACCGCACTTTTTCCGCTTACGCCTATTTGATGACGGATGAGATATGCCGCGTCAGCGTCTGTTACCTCAATCACATCACCTGCGGCATAGCTAATACCGGCGTGGACATGCGGTTGGTTTAATTTGATTTGTTTCATCGGTTTCTTCCTATGATGATTTTGGTTTGGTAGGTCTCCATCCAAACGAGATAAGAGTTGGTGTAATCCACAATGTCACCACGGACAAAAAAGGTTTCTTTTGCTCCCGGCACCGGTGGACGCCACCCCATTAACTGCTCGCGGATTTTGCCGATAACCGGATTACTTACGCTCAAATGCGGCGTTTCAACGTTGTACTGATACGACTGCACAATCACGATAACCGAAAAACTGACGGTGACCATTTGACGTATCGCCACATCATTGAGCGTTCCCATCTCACCGTTTGGCACGACAAACACCGCAGGCGTTGCCAAGCCCGCCAAACTAACATCACTGATAGAGCGATATTCGGCGGTAGATCCCAACGTGTGGATGTAGTCCGGCTGGAGCGGCTTTAGCTGCTCAATAACATGTTTAATGTCAAACGGTCCGTATTGCATTAGTAATCCTTCAGGGTTTCAGCGGTAAACACGCGGTCACGTTTGGTAAATTTCGGGTAGCCGGAGGCGGGCACGAGCTCGTCCTCAAAGCCAAGTGAAAACTTACCTTCCGCAACCAACTGCAACAATTTGAGCGTATCGCGGTAGTCGCGCACAATCGGGTTATCCGCTTCTTTTGCCGGCAAGTGCTGGTGCAGGTAGTAACGGACCAGACTGCGCGCCCACGTGGTTAAAATGCGCGGCGTTTGCTTAAACGGCAGCTTATAGCCGCGTTGGCGCAAATAGCCGTCAATTAACGCACTGGCGTCGGCAATTACTTCGTTAATGCGGGCGATTGCCTGCTGCGCTTTTTCGACTGCTTCCGGTGGTTCTCCGGAGACATCTTCGCCGTCAATGATTTTGCCGATAATGCGCCAGTCGGCAGGTGGTTGCCCCACCTGCGCGGTAACTTGCGCCAGCTCCATCACGCCAGGCTTCTCGCCTAATTGTTGCAGTGTGATATACATGCCGCGACCTTAAATAACGTTTTTCAGGAAGAAGCCTAAATCCTTCGCGGTGATCAACTCCTTAACGGACTCGCCAACGCGGTGACGATTGCCGCCACGGTAGCCGATGTCGTTGTCAAAGATGGTGCGCACTTCGCGGGTGCCAAATTGAGCGGTCAAACCGAAGGTCGTGCCGTGTTGGGTGTCGGCTAATACATCACGATAAATCAACGAGCAGTGACCTCCCCAAGCGTTCGCCAATACCGGCTTTTTAGCCTGATTCACGGTATTAACCAACGTCTGACCAACTAAGATTTGGTCGAGCTCAAATAACTCGCGTAAAAACTCTAACGGCACTAAGCCGGAATCACCTAACGTACCGTTATACGCTTTGATGATTTTCTTATTGGTGCGTAACGCAGTTGCCGCTTTTTGCCCTAAAACCATGATATTTGGTCGCATAATTGGCGCATCCAATGCTTCCAACAGCTGACGGATTGGATCGGATTCATCATGCGTCCACTGGTCGTTACCGGATAGGGTTTTGACATTACCGTTGACATAGGATTTTTCATTAAACACCAAACCTGCGGTACGGATTTCGCGCGCCAACTCAATCAAGTTAATGGTTTGCTCCACGGCACGACCGTCCGGGTCGTAATTTGCCGGGGCGTTTTTCGCATCAACGACCGGCACAGGTGCATCTAATGCGTGGTCTTCGGTGGAGGCGGTTAATTCGGTAGCGCTAAATTCCACTTGGTTCGGGCGCGAGGTGCGGCCGACAATGGTTTTCGGCACGGTGAAACCTTCGCCCAAATCATGTTGCAAATACTTAAATTCTTGTTTGCCTACATCGGTGCGCGGTAGTACATCATCGGCAATCATGCGGCGGTTGCGGTAAGCAATCGCAATGGCGGTTAAAACCGGATTAACCGGGAAATTTGCTTTACTCATTTTTAATCCTTTTTCAATGGGTGAAAATTAATTACAGTTTTTCGCTTAATTTTGATGACCGGGTTATTCAGCGGCAAAACCCGGGGTGATGAATAAGGAGCCTAAATCACCTTCCGCGCCGTCTTCTTCAGCAAAGCCAATATAGGCTTGTTTAGCGGTGGCTTTCACAGCTCGACCTTTTGCATCAGTAGTTAATGGGTCGCCACGTTTGATGTCGGCGCCGTACATCACCGGATACAAACCGCTACGCACTACATCTACATGCTCGCCAGGGTCTTTCGGCACGCGGGTGGAAATGCCGATAAGTTTATCGGTAACTTCCGTAGCTTGTTTTGCACCGTTTTTGTCTTCGCCAAAGGCAACAATGCGATAACCTTCGATTTTTCCTTCAGTAACGTAGGCGGTGATTAATTCAGGGGTGTTGCTCATTTTTGTGCTCCTTTCATGATGTGATTAACGGCATCGGTCATTGAGATTTCAACGCCCGCTTTCGCTTGTTCCGCTTGATATGCGGTCGCCGCTTTGGCGATAGACGCACCGTCGGCAAAGTCCACCGCGTCTTTGTCTTTTTCGCCCGGCTCACCGGATTTTTCCGAAAAGTCCACCGGTTTAGCGTTGAGCACGTCTTTTAATACGTCGATGGACGATTTAGAGACGGTTTGTGAGCCGTCGGAAAATGACACCGGCGCGTTACCTAGTTGCAACATCACTTCAACCAACGCCGCTTTGTGTGCCGGCAATACTTTGCCCGCTTTCACTAAGTTATCGGCAAAATCAGTGGCTTCTTTTTTCTGTCTTTCCGCTTCCGCTTTGGCCTTTTCGTTCTCAGCGGCTTTGACTTTGTCTTCACGTTCAGCAATGGCGGCTTCACGAGCGGCAAAGTCGGCTTCTTTTTTCGCCACTTCATCGGCTGCCAATTTTGCGGCGGCGGCTTCAATCGCGGCTTTTTGTTCTGCTTCTGTCATGGTTTTCTCCTGTGTTGATGGGTTAGCAGAGTCGGATTCGTCAAAGGCAAAGTCGGCAAACGCATTGTCGCCGCCTTCGCTTTGCGCAAAGTTCACGTCTGCCAAGCCTTTAACAGCGGGCGGCACTGCGCCCAAAAAGCCCACATGACGTAAATAATGATGACCGGGTTTAGGGTTGCCGGGGGTCTCCGGCAAGAAAATGGATGCACTGCGCTTTTTGTAGCGTCCGGCATTCACCGCCTCGGCGAAGGCTGCGTCAACTTGTCCCACGTGGGCGTAAAGTATGCCGTCCTCCACACTGGTCTGTTTCACCCAGCCGTAAGCCGGGGCGGTGAGATTGGGGTGACCGATAACAATCGGAGATTCGAAAAGTTTTGGATCGTATTGTGCACTTAAATCATTTAAATCAGCTTGCGAAAAGCTAATTTCGCGACCGTCCATTGCGGTATGGGTGCCGACGCGCATAATTTCCATTTTGGTGAGTTTCACAGATAAATAACCTCGGATGTGTGTTTTATGGCCACAGTATGCCGAGGCGACGGAAATTTGTATTTTTTCCGCGTTTGGAATTATTAAACGGGGTAATTTTGCAAATGCAGGATTATTTAGAGGGGGATTATCGTTTCTAGTGTGTTTATAAACGTTTATAAACACGCTAAAACGAATTCGAGGTATAGTTTATCGTTTTTTCATTTAAAACGCCTGTACGCGCGTTTTACGCGTTAAAATCGTTTTTTAGATGTTTTCGGGCAATATCAAGTAATCGTTGCTCGTCGGCGGCGGATAACCCGAGCCATGGGCGCGCCGGAATCGTTACGCTTTTCACCCGGCGTCCGTGCACATTTAACGCTTTGGCATTTTTTGCGGTGATCGTTCCGCCGAATTGGTGGATTGCCGCATAAGGGCGGTCGGAGCCAAACACCACGCCGGAATCATCTGCTTGGTAGCGCAGTGTACCACTTAAATGCCCGTCAAGGGTTAAAATTTTGTCGGCGTTTTTCTTCTTGGCGTCGCGATACCAGTCCTGCAACGGCACCCAAGGCGTGCCGTCCGGGGCTTTCTGCGCAACAAACCGGGCGAAATGGATTGCCAACAGTTCTTCGCCCATTTCGGCAAACATCAGCTTAGGACGATTTAATCTCGCCAAGGCCTTATCAATCACGCGGCTAAGCTCCGAAATATCTAGTTCAATGTTGACTGCGGTCATATTTTGTCCTATATTGATTTTAGCGCATCGGGTGGGCAGTCCCCGCCAGGACCTCCAATCCCACACCCGGCGAGACTCACTTGTGGCGGCGGGTGAGTTTTTTTAGTCTTCGTCGTCCCGGTAATACAACATCACACCGGTTCGCACCTGCTCTAAATACTCGTCCTTTTCCGGCGCAAATATGGTCACGCCATCCCAACCGTCACTGCCCACATCAAACACCGCCAATGCCGGCACATTGTGCCCACTGTCGTCTAACTCAAAACGAGCAATATAGCGACGGCGTACGGTGGTTAAATTCAAGTGGTGATGATACTCGGCACGCGTCCAGATTTCGTCAGGCGTTTTCAACGCTAATGCCAAAATCTTCAAATACACTTCACGACCGCGTTTTTTAAGTTTTGAGTGACCGCTGCGCGAGGTAAACAGGGCATCACTAATTACAAGGCTTTCACCCAGCACGTCTTTAAATATCGCGGGTTTTTCTGCGGTGGCGCCAAACTCAGATAAAAATGCGTTGATATAAAACCCATCTTCCTTGCCTTCAGGTAACAATAGATTCGATGACACTTTACGCGGTGTCGGCATTGGAATTGGGGTGTCGCTACGGTGCGGATAAAATGCTACACGGCGCGGTTGTCCGCCGTCGTCTAACGGCGGCGGGGTTTGGCTGGTTAAGCGTGACGCGCCGGGAATATGCTCAAAGCCGGGGTCGATACCTTTCGGCACTTTAACAATACGCGGATTCAATCCACGGGCACCAACAATGCGCTCCTCCCACTCAATTTTTGGTGCCTTATCCACTTTGAGTCCGTTGCGGTCCATGTAGGCTTGACTACGCCCAATCACGGTGCATTGACAGCCCCAAGCATTAATGGGGAAATGCGTTTGCCACCACGGATCATCGTGGCGCAAAATCAACCCATCCCAGTGCATATGCTCAATGCGCGGGTGGCTTACCGCGTCACTGTGGACGTACTCCCAGTACGGCATCACATCTTTAAGCTCTTGCAGTTGGGCGTATCTGCCCGCCTGATAGCTTGAGCGCAGGTTGGTTTCATAAATCACGCGACTGCGCCAATTTCGCCCACCGTGATAGTCCCAGCCATATTTAGCGACGATATTGTCAAAATCCTTTCTAAAATCCTCTAACGTTTTGCCGTTAGCAATAAAATCGTTAATGGCGGCGGCAAAGTCTTCTATGATTTCTCGCCGGTTTGCTCCCGCAACCACTGCCGCGTAATCATGCTCGGCGTTGTAAATGTCCGTCCATGTGGCGGTAGGTGTCGGGATTTTGCGCTTATAAAACTCAATTTGCTCGTTAAACGGCACACTGCCGTAAGTCGCTTTATTCATTTTTTGCCTCGCTTGCCGCCGCTTCGCGCCCGCTTAAATTCGCCGCGTTGAGTGCTAGCGCCATAGCGGCCGTATATTGTTCGAGACTCATATCCGGCATCAAGGTTAACAGCTCGTCGCGTAGTTGCTCTAAAGATTCTGCGCGCTCGGCTAACGCCCGCACTTGGCTCACCCAGTTATCAATCACCGGTGCAAGATTATTGTCGAGCTGGTTAACCATGTGACCCGGGATGTCTTTTTCCGTTTCGCCCGCAAAATCTGCCGTTTTCTTAGCAGGTTCTTTTGGTGCCGGGGCATCATTATTCGGGGATTCTGCCTTTTCCCACTCTCCACCATAGGACGCTTGGATTTGCCCCAAAGTCGGACGGTAGCCGGTAGTTTCAAATATAATCTTGTCACGATTGGCTTTTTCTTTTAAATCTTCCGCCTCGTCAAATACTCTAAACACACGCGGTGGGCGAGCATTGGCAAAATTCATTTCAGTTAGCCAGGTCACCGGGCCACGGTTAAAGGATTCGCAGATGACATCAGAGTCTGCTTTGATGATGGATTCCAACACTTTTTCTTGCAAGTCGTCATTACCCAAACGCCCTGCGGTACCGCCTGACGAGGAGGTTTGCCCCAAGACGACACGTTGGATCCCTTCGTTCATGGTATCAAATAGCTCTTTATAGGAACCGTTGCCGGTGCGACCTTGGCTTAATAGTTCAATGGGCATATCAAGCGGCATAACAATGCCACTGTCGGATTGGATAGATTCAACCGCTTCCAATAAGCGTTTCTGGTCGGCTTCGCTGGCGTTTTTGCCGTAGCGACCTAGTACGGTCGGCATGCCAAATTTCTCCAAAAAGATCAGCCAAAACTTGACGCCGTTACGTTTAAAAAAGCTCAACCAATACAACCAGTGCGCAAGGCCAATACCGTACGGCTCGTCGTCGTGGTCGGCGCCGGTACAAAAACTCCAAAAATACGGTGCCGGGCACTCGATACCCGTGGTTTGATTAGCGCGGGTAAGTAGGCGCAATTCGCCTTTCGGTGTGAAGCGAAAGCGGCGACGGTTGCGCACTTTCACATCGGCCACGTATTTGCCGTCATCATTGACACGATACACCAGCTCCGCTACGGCGTAGCCGTAAAAAATACCGTAGTGCATCAGTTTGGTAATGCGGTCAAAGCCGATTTCTGCGACCCAGTTACGGATAAAATCAGCCGCTTCAACGTCCTGCGGTTCATCGCTTGCCGGCTCTACCGTCCATTCGCGGGAGACTAGCGCGTCTTGGCGTTGGGTAAAGGTGCGTTTGACTTCCTCATCGCTTAACACTTTCTCGTAAAGCGACAGGTCGCCGTTGCCGCGTCCACGGAGCACGCCATCTTCGGGCTGTGCCAGCTCGCCCATGTAGGCTTTGGTGATGTCCTGCCCGTCGCCGGTGCTTGCGATAGCGCGGTTGGTTTCCGGTTTTTTGTTTTTACTTTTAAACCAATCTTTAATGCCCATAATTAATATCCTCTAAAATTATTGTGTCCGCGCACCGTACCAAATCCATGCTCGGAAAATCCCGCACTTGTGCCGAATAAATCCGCTGTATCGCGCCGTTTGCCTGCTTTAAAGTCAATTTCAAATCCCTCGTCAGTGCGATAGGCGTAATAGAGCAAGAGTTTAGCTATGCCTGCGTCACCGTGGCGTTGCGTGCCACTGGTGCCCGTGGTGCGTTTGTCGGGGATTCGCGGTGTGCCTTTAATGACCTGGAATGCGCGTAAATCGTCGAGCATATCCGCGTGGCGCGGGATACCGTGAAAGGTTCCGTCCTCAAGGGCGGCTTTAAACGGTGGCGCGTGCTGGGCGTACCAGGATTCGCTTAACATCACCGATTCGACCACTTGTCCGTAACGGTCAAATGCCGCCTCGGATAAAAACTGACCGTTACCGCGTCCATCATTGGCCGCTTTAGATAAGCGCGGTAGGCGGTCGCCGATGTAATAGTAAATTTGTTCCTGTTGCTTAAATGGCACTTTGGACATTTCCAATACCAACACTTCTTTCAGCGTTAAATCGGACTGTTCTTGCCCCACACAAATCACCGACAAGTCACCGCTACGCGCAAAGTCCTCGCCGATGTAACTGCGTTGTCCGTTCGGTAACGCTTGCAACACCGGGAGCAGGTTTTCTTCGCACCATTCCTCAATTTCCGCATAGCGCACCGGCTCGTCGATTAAGCTAAATTCGTCGTTTTTGGTTAAGCGTATGAGCGGGGTATCTTTGCTCATGCGGCTTTCAATGAGTGCGCGGGTGAGCCATGCGCCGCCTGAGTTGCGCGGGATACAATCCAATTCTTCGGACGCCGCGTCGCCATAAGAGGCACGGATTTCATCCACCCAAGCGTCTTCGGCTTCCTGCGTCCATTCGCGGCCCAAGCGCAGGCAAATTCGGCGATAAAGCCCGTCTTGGATGGCTTCATCGAATGGGATAGTGTGCAGGCTATAGGGTTTTTTGCCTGCTTTAACGTCGCTAATCAGCTCGTTAAACGGATTATCCACACCATTATGGGTGCTGATGATATGCACCTGACCGCCCCACATTAAAAGCGCCATTGCCGCTTTCATCAGTTCCGCCAAATCCTCGTGGAACGCGGCTTCATCAATGATTACGCGCCCTTGTTTACCCCGTAAGTTAGAAGGGCGGGAAGACAATGCAGTAATACGCCAGCCGCTGGCAAAGCGGATGATGTAAGCCAGAATGGCTTTTTCTTCGTCGCCTTCTTTGAAAATTTCCTCGGTTTCCTCGATTTCACCCGCCGCCAATCCGTAGGCTTTCGCCCAGTTACCGCAATCCCGGATAAACTCTAATGCCATCTCCTTGTTGTAACCGATATACCATGAGTCCATGCCTTGCTGAGATGCCGCTAAAAGTGCGGTATCGGCGGCTTCACCCCACGACAGACCTATACGACGGGATTTCTCGCAAACTTTCACAGCGGTGGTATCAGCGCACCATTTTTGCTGATATGGTAACAACACGGCGGGCGTGCGGGCGGTTTCGGTGAGGTTTTCCATTTATGCAGTGATCCCTAAAATTTGCTGACGGATTTGGTCTGCCGTATCGGCACTCAAGCCACCTTTTTTCACCAACGTATCCACTTCCTTCGCGGCGGCTTCGGCGCGGGCTTTGATTTCGGCTTGGTATTTTTTCAAGTTGATACTGGCACCAATCAATGGGCTGATGTTTTTGCCCACAAACGACAAGGCGGCAAGGCGTTTCATCGGGTCGTCTTCTTCCTTGATTTCTTCGAGATTCATCAAGGCGTGAAAGACTTCGCTTTGGATCATCTCCAAAATGGCGTCGCTTTGTGTGCCTTTGTCGTTGCTGATGTTATCTGAGATGATTTTCGCCGCTTCGGTACTGGCTTTCACAGACGCTAAACGACGCTCTAATGCTTGCCCGTAGCGGTGCACCGCACTGCGTGAGATGTCATAACCTCGGGCTTTTAGGGCTTCTTCCAGCGCGCTGTAATCGCTAAAGTTATTTTCAACAAGGGCGGCGTCTAGCCAATCTTTGACGGTTTGCGGTAGTTGTTTAACGGTTGAGCGTTTCGGCATAGCGACTCCTTACCAGTATTTTTCAGGGCGGGCAATGCCGTTGATAGATTCGCTAGTGTACTCGACAAAATCAATGCCTTCTGAGGTGAGTTTGCCGTGCCAGCGGGCGGTATCGCGTCCGCGTAACTCAATCAATTTGCGTCCGGCTAAATAATCCATTTCGCGGCGTAATTCAAGGGCGGTTAGTTGCATTGGTACGCTTTGGATGGTGGTTAAAATCAGGCTTTCCGGCGCTCCAATAGGGCGTGCATGGTCGAGCGTTAATAAAATCAACCAGCGCACGTGTTCGCGTTTGTTTTTTTCAAATTGGATCATGTTAGCTTCTTCCATACATTAAAATAACCTTATCTAACTTTTCATTAATGGCGTCGTAGCGCGCCGAGTTTACCGATTCGCTCCGGATAGCGTCCTCGCGTCGCTGATAGTCCTCCGGCATTTTTATCTTTAGTTCCATGACAATGTTATTGGCTGCTTCGGATAGTCTGCGCGCCTCTTTGATGTCTTGGTGGAGCTGTTGATATTGGGTTTCGGTAAATTTAAATTTCTCATTGAGCTTGGATTCAAATTGAGCAAGTAAAATTTTCCCAAACCCAATCAACATACCGATGATGGTAATGACTAGGCTCACAAAAAAGGTGATCACCTGCCATGTGCTGACTTCCGTCATTTTCCCTCCCCCTTTTGCACATAATTAATTAAATCCACGTGCAACCCGGCACAAATGCCGTAAAGGTCATACATTTCCTTTAGCGCCACCAAGACCGCGTCACTGTGATTTTGCGGGAGCGATGGCAGGGCTCGGCACGGTACCGCTAATGCCGACGGTAGCGGTTTTGGCTGCGCGGGCGCGGGCTTCGGCGAGTTTGTGCAGGCTGTCAGCAGGATAGCGGCAATCGCGACGGCTATGCCCGTTTTTCGTAAGGGTTTGCTGTAGTTCATAGGTAGTTCGGTCTCCTTCGGTTTGGTAATCGGCTAGTTTGGCAATAGTGGCTTGGCTGACGATAGTTGCGGCCATAATGTCACGCCCAAGACGGTCTAACTGTCCCTTAATTTCCGTTTTTTCCACTTGTTCGTAGGCGGCTTTTGTGTCGGCAACACCGCGTTCATAGGCTTGATAGCAACTCCAAATAGTAAACAGCGTAATCAGCACGGCGTTTAAAATGGCTCTGCCGATGTCGGTTTTAAAAAGTGCGGTTAAACCTTTTATAAGCATTGCGGAATCCCCCAGTTGATATAAAGCGGTTGCCAACGGTAGATAATACGCTGTGGATAGCCCCGATTTTCGGCAAAATTCGCACGGCTGCGCCCGCTGTTGACAAGTTCCACGCTTTGCCAGTAGGTCAGCGGGTCAAGCCCTTGCGCCTTGGCTTTGCGTTTATCACGTTGCACCCAACCCAAGCCCCCGTTATATGCCGATAACATAAAGGCCATACGGTCGCATTCGGTACGCGCATTAATCTGTTCATAGTTGTAACGGTTATAACGTACTAACGCCCGCAACGCCCAGTCGGGATTATAAGGCTGATTGTCGGCAAGTTCGGGATACAACGCCGAAATCCAGTCAGCGGTTTTTGGCATAAACTGCGCCAAGCCTTGCGCACCGACGGGCGAAAGTGCGGTCGTTTTCCACTGCGATTCTTGATGGATTTGGGCGGCAAACACTGGGATTGGGGCGTTTAAGCCCCATACGGCGTAGCTTTCGCGGGTGAGCGTGCGTTGGTATTGCGCTGCCTGATTCGGCGCGCTGAAGGCTAACGGCACGCATAACACGGACGATAGCAACAGCGCCACCAAGGCATAGGCGCAAAATTTGAAGCACTTATTGGTGCGATGGACAACGCGCATAGTTATAGTCCTAACGTCACGCCCAAAATAACCGCACCGACAATGAGCGCACGGCGTAATACAACCATGGCAAAGACGTTCAAATAACCGTCGCAAATCGGATATTCCGGTTGATTTTCGGAACGCAAGGCGAGCTTGGATTCAGGTTTATTCCAGCGTTCACGCAAATAACTGCCCGGGCTGGAATATGGAAATAGGGCGCGGTCTAAGTGGTAACCGATAATGGAGGCGATGGACACTAAAGCCAGTTTATACAACACTACGGGCAACTGCGCAGGTGAGATAAAACCGATAAGGGCCAGCAGACACAGGGCAGAAATGACCCACGACAACAGGCGACCGTGCTTTAATGCGTTTAAAAAACCTTTCATAAAAACTCCTTAGTTTTGATAAATGGGGGTGGTTTGGAGTGTTTAGCTTAGCTATTTATGAAGTGCGCGTATTTTGGACGCGTTTAGAATATTTTTGATGCACGGACAGGCAAACTAGGCATACCGAAAAACAGCAAGAAAAGGATCTCACAATGTAATGTATCAACCGTTTGCGCATTTAACTCCGCGCGGCAAGCCTTACGACCTGCCGCCCTTACCGAATAACGAAAAACGAGGAAAAACAATGGAAAAATTAACCTATGAACACATCAAATCCGTGATCAAAACGGCGGACTACTTACAATATGGCGTGCTTACGGTGTGCGTACTGACGCTGCAAAACGGCTTTACTGTCACAGGTGAAAGCGCATGCCTAAGCCTAGCAACGTATGACATGGAGGTCGGCCAGAAAGTCGCCTTTGATAATGCGATGGATAAGATTTTGATGCTGGAAGGCTATTTAGCTAAACAGCGGATGTATGAAGCCACACAACGTAGCGAGGCTTAAAATGAAACTTAAATCAATCAACATCGTTAAGGTTGTCATTACGCCGACGGGCTATTGTTTGGTGACCACCGAAGACTATGGCGACGCTTTTCTGATTCCTTTGCATCAAAGCAGTAACCGTTATGGTTACGCTGCAAAAGCCAAAGAACAGCCTATTGACGGCGAGTTTATTTATGTGACCAGCGCCGAGGAAATCGCAGAATGCGAAATTGAAGCGGAATGGATCGTCGCTACACCTGAAAGCGTTTATTGGGATTCTGCCTCATTTCTTCATTTCTGGAATGCCGGCAGATTGGTTGGCGTTGATGTGATGCTGCAAGGTGTGTTTGCCCAGCAAGAAGAATTTTTTGCGCTTCTTGCCGACAGAAAAGAAGAAATAAAACAAATTCTTTCTGAATAAAAACAGGGCGAAAGCCCTGTTTTATTAACATTATTTTTAGTGCAAGATAAGTTATCTTATCATCGCCAAAAATATTATTAAAAATAATAGTATGATACCGCATGCAATATGTTGTTCCTTTTCTTCCGATTCCTTTTCCCGTATAAGAGTTTCTACTTTTTGCCTTTCTTTAAATTCTTTCAAGTTTGCGGCATCTCTTGCTTGCAACCGTTTTAAGCGAGCTAACGCTTCTTTTCTTTCGATTTCTTCGTTTGTTTCGACTGCTTTGATCTTCGCTTTTTTAGGGACTTTCGGCGTTTCAACAACAAGATCTTCAATTTTCATGGCGGGCAATAAAAGCAAATAGCTACGCCCTTTTTTAATACGTTTTAATTCATCACGATAGTCAGCATAATAAAGTACATAGCGCAACAATTCAGCCCCTCGTTCACCATATTGCTGCTTTATGATATTGGTTAACTTGCTTTGCAGAATGGGTTCTTGAGCTTGTCGAATTTGAGAAATAACGAGTTCCAGAATATCCCTATACATTGGGTCATCCCCTGCAAAATCGGCAACTTCTTTAGTAAATGCCTCTTTTTCCAGTTCGCTAAAATTATTATATAGGTAGGCAACTTTCTGATATGAATCCCTTGCGGAGTGATAATCTCCCATTCTATGAGCCAATCTGGCTTCATACAGTAATCTATCATCAATCATATTATTTCCTTAGGTTAGTTAACTTAATGATTTTATTCCTGCGCCTTCGCCCAAAGCGCTATTAATAGCAAGCCTAAAATAGCCATGATATGCCCGGACAGGCCGAAAATTTGATTTTTTGCCATATAACTGCCAGCGATGATGATCACCACCGAAAAAATAAAGAGTTTAAACAGTCTCGATTTAATTAGCTTGACACGGATTTCTTGTTGTCTTCGTTGCTCGTCAGCTAACCTTTGCCTCTCTATTTCGGCAAAATGCAGTCTAATGCCATAAGTACACGGCCCATTCCCACAATACTCATTAAATCGCAGGGTTGCCTTATTACACTGCGGGCACAACACCCTGTGCGGGTGATCTAACGGGATTTCTGCGGTGTGCTGCCCGTGGTAGTGGTTTTCGGTTAAGTTTCCGCTGACTTGCGTGTTATTGTTTCCTTGGATTGTCATCGTCATAGCCATAATCCTCCATGTTGTGTTTAGCTAATGAGACTCTAATTCTTATTATTTTTTTCGGCTTTTCCTTGCGATTTGTACATTGTTATCGCCTTTGATTTCCATATTATCAGCGTCTGTATGGTTGTGTTGTTGGTTATGATTGCCTTCAATTTTCATGCCGGCAGAAGAAGCTATCCCGCCTAACATAAACTGGCGCACGGCAGGTGGTGCGGCGCGGAAGGTGGCAAGTAGCTGTTCTTCTTCTGCGGTGAGCGCACTTCCGGCGCGGGTACCGAAGAGTACGTAATTAACATCTATTCCGATCTTTGCAACTTCGGCAAGATAAACAGCATTTGGGAATGTAATATCGCCCTCATACTTTAGTTGTGATTGCTTTTGCACCCCACCAATAGTGCCAAGTTGTGTCTGATTTAATCCCAGTCTTTCTCTTTCTTCTTTTAAACGTAATCCAATCGTCATAAAAAACCTCAAAATAAAAGTAAAATGTACTTTACAAGTACATTTTTATGTACCATAATACTTTAAAACTTAGCAAAACATTTCATAAATCTTTAATTAATAACAGGAGAGCTAATAATGACACCAGAAGCAGTAAAACGCAAATTTAAACAAAACGGTTGGACGTTCGCCGCATGGGCAAAAGAACACGGTTACACCCCCGTGGAGGTTTCCCGTGTGTTGAACGGATTCGCCAAAGGTGACCGTGGCAAGGCGCATGAAATCGCCTTAAAACTTGGACTCAAAAAACCGATTAACTAACGAGGTGCCATATGAAAAGCCTACTTATCAAACTACATAACCGCTTTTTAGCCTGTCAATACCGCGCCACCAAAGCAAAAAACGTCATCAGCAACCAAGCCGTCAAAAATAACGGTCGTAATCGTGATGCGCGCGATATTGCCGAAGAGTTTGGCGTACCGTTATCCGTTGCCGCCCGTTTTGTGAAATAAGGAGTGAGACATGGAGAAGGTCAATTCCGCCCAGCGTGCTTTGAGGGTGATTAAAGTGTTACAAAACAATTCGTTCAACGGGTTAAGCAATAAAGAACTCGCCACTGCGCTAGACGAAAGCCCGGCAAATATCAGTCGCACCCTTGATGTACTCAAAAATGAGGGTTTTGTGATTAAGTTGGAAAGCGGCAAGTTTGCATTCAGCTCCCTCTTTGCTCAAATCGCCATGCGCCACGCCGCCAATATGGACAAGGCAAGTGCGCAAATTAACGAACTTAAACAACGCTTAGGCACCGCCGCCTACTAAGGATAAACCATGACAGATTTAACAATGGAACAAAAACAAAACGCTATGTCATTAGTTGCAAAACAAATGACTCAAGCAAAAACCCAAGCCCACGAGATATTTGGGATGGTTAAGGCATTCGATTTTACCCAAAAACTGCTAACCGTTAGCACTTTAAAACTTTTAGCAAATATCAAAGAAACCAAACAATACAAAGACTTAGATATTTATGACGCCACTGGAAACTGCCAACACGTTAGCACTTGGGATGATTTTTGTAATTTGCTTGGCTTTAGCCGTCAAAAAATCGACACTGATTTACTCAATTTAAGTGATTTTGGCGAGTCATTTTTAGAAACCTCCCAACGCATCGGCTTAGGCTACCGAGACCTGCGCAAACTTCGCAAATTGCCGGAAGATGCCCGCGCCGAAATAGTGGATGCTGAATATTCGGAAAGTGCCGACAAAGAAGAATTGTTGGAAAAAATCGAAGAATTGACCGCAAAACACGCACAAGAAAAACAAATCTTAGAAGGTCAATTAAAACAAAGCCATGCCAACTATGAAGCGCAAAGCAAGGTGTTAAAAAACAAAAATGACCGTATTAACCAGCTCGACATCGAATTAGAGAAAAAGAAAAATCACATCAACACGTTAAGCCCGGACGAAAAAGGCGGCTTATTGCGTAAAGAAACTTCGCAACTGAGTTACAACGCCGAAGCCATTTTACGCGGGCAAGTGTGGAAAGCCTTTGAAACGTTGGATAGTCACACACAAGAAAGCGGCATTGACCATAAACAATTTATGGTGGGTACGCTTGCGGAGATTGAGTTAGTGCTTAACGAGTTGCGCACCGCCTTTAATTTGCCACGCTTGGCGGACGGTGACAACCGCCCTGAATGGGCGCGAGAAAGTTTTGAAGGCAAAGACTACAGCGCGGAATTTAATGCCATTTTAAATGGTGAAAATCAATAAGGATTTACGTTATGGCGATTTTACCTGAAAAACTCCTCGAAATTGCGCAACAAGCCGCCAATGCGCCACATGGCAAAAAAGGTGAGGTGTATGCGCAAGCCTGTGAGTTACTCAATGTTAGCCATGCCACGTTAATGCGCGAACTTAAAAGTCTATGCGCCCCAAAAGCGCGCAAACAACGCAGTGATAAAGGCGCGGTGGCGCTAGATCTGGACGAAGCGCAAACCATATCCGCTTACTGGCTGGCTTGTCGGCGCGGGGTCCACAATAAAGTAATGTCGAGCTTAGCAAGCGTGTTAGAGGTGCTACGCGCCAATGGCGAGATTAAGGCGGAATACATCGATGAAAGCACGGGAGAAGTACGGTTGCTTTCAGAAAGTGCGGTTAGCCGCGCGTTACGCGCTTACAACCTACACCCGGAACAACTGTCCCGCCCTGCACCGGTGAATGCAATGAAGAGTTTACACCCGAATCATTGTTGGCAAATCGACCCGTCTTTGTGTGTGTTGTATTACCTCAAAGAGCAAGCGGACGGCGGCAACGGCTTAAACATTATGGAAGAAAAAGAATTCTATAAAAACAAGCCGGCCAACATTAAAAAAGTGGAAAACCAACGGGTGTGGCGTTATGTGATTACCGACCATGCCTCCGGGGTAATCTTTGTGCAGTATGTGTATGGAGGGGAAAGCGCAGAAAATCTATGTAACTGCTTTATTAATGCCATGCAAAAACGCGATACAAAAGATCCGTTTTGTGGTGTGCCGAAAATGGTGATGCTTGACCCAGGCTCGGCGAATACCTCCGCTATGTTTGCGCATTTGTGCAATCAGCTCGGCATTAAATTGCAAGTCAACGCACCGGGTAAACCACGTGCCAAAGGACAAGTGGAAAAAGGCAACGACATTGTGGAGCGTCAGTTTGAGAGCGGTTTGCGCTTCACCCGAGTGAGCGGGTTGGACGAGTTGAATCAACTGGCGGGACGTTGGATGACATATTTTAACGGCACTGCCGTACATACACGCCACAACAAAACACGCTACCAAGCCTGGCTTGGAATTACCGCCGAGCAATTAGTGATGGCTCCAAGCCTTGCTATTTGCCGCGAATTGATGGTGACCAAACTCACCACCCGCAAAGTGAGCTCAGAATTAACAGTGAGCTTTGACGCCAAAACCTATGATGTACGCCACATCACCGAAGCCATGGTGGGCACGGAAATCACTATTGGCAAAAACCCTTACCGTCCCGACTGCATTCAGGTGCAACGAGTAGATGGCGAAGGGCAACAATACTGGACGGTGGTTGAGCCGGTGGCATACGACGACCACGGGTTCCGCGTGGACGCGGCAGTTATCGGCGAAGAGTACAAACCGCACAATAAGAGCGTGTTTGAGTACAACAAAGAGACCGTAGAGCGCATCGCATATGACGCCGATACGGAAGACGAGGTGAAAGCCGCCAAGAAAGCCAAAGCGCCTTTATTTGGTGGTCGTATTGACCCATTCAAAGTGGTGAAAGAACACGATTATGTGGATTTCATGCCGAAACGCGGACAAGAGCACGAATTGACCGCCAACGCCAAACGGGTTGAGCTTGCTCCTCTCAACACGATTGAGGTGGCAAAACGACTTAAAGCCCGTTTCGGCCATGAATACACGGCTGACACCATGAAATGGCTAAATCAGCGTTATCCAAACGGCATGAGCGAGCAGGAATTGGAAGCATTACTTGCGCAAGATCACTTACCGGCAACCGCGAAACCATTGCGTTTAGTCAACGCATAAAAGGACGGCATTATGTTGAAACTTAAAGCAATTTTAGAAGAGAAAGGCATTTCTCAACGCAAACTGGCAAGGCTGTTGCTAGTTTCCCCGGCGGTGATCACTAATTTGGTGAATCACGGTTTGCTGATCAAGACCGGCACCGAGCAATTTAAAACACGGTTGACCGAGGTGTTAAAAACACTGGGGATTTCTACCGCACTTTCTGAGCTTTTAACGGAAGATTCCGCAGGCGCGGCAACGCCTGCGGAGGATTCCCCTAACCTTGACGAGCAGTCAATAACTACAACAGAGGAAGATACTATGTTACTCGCAAAACAGGCTTTATTTCCAGCCACTAAAAAACATTTTTCATTATTCAACAACCCATTCACCGACGAAGTGCGGTCGGCAGAAGAAGTATTTTCTTCGCCGGATGTGCGTTATGTGCGTGAAGCGTTGTTCCAAACCGCACGTTTCGGCGGGTTTATGGCGGTGGTCGGTGAAAGCGGTGCCGGCAAATCCACCCTACGCCGTGATTTGATTGAGCGCATTAATCACGACGGCTTGCCGGTGATTGTGATTGAGCCGTATATCATCGCCATGGAAGACAACGATCTCAAAGGAAAAACCTTAAAAGCCGCACACATCGCGGAAAGCATTATCAACACCCTGGCGCCATTGGAAAGTGTGAAACGCTCACCGGAAGCGCGTTTCCGCCAGTTACACCGCGTATTAAAAGAGAGCGCACGCGCCGGCAATCAGCATATTTTAATTATTGAGGAAGCGCACAGCCTGCCTGTACCAACACTTAAACACCTGAAACGCTTTTTTGAGCTGGAAGACGGGTTTAAGAAATTGCTTTCCATTGTGTTAATCGGTCAACCGGAGCTTAAACAAAAACTCTCCGAACGCAACTTTGAGGTGCGTGAGGTGGTGCAACGTTGCGAAATTGTCGAGCTTGCGCCGTTGGATAACTGCCTCGAAGAATACGTGGCGTGGCGGTTAAAAGCGGTGGGTCGCAAAACTGGCGATATTTTCGAGCGGGACGCGTTGGACGCGTTACGCAACCGCTTAGTGATGACTAATAGCCGGGCAAAAACCCAACACAGCCTGTTATATCCACTCGCGGTGGGTAACCTTATCACCGGCGCGATGAATCTTGCCGCCGAACTTGGTGCGCCGTTAGTCAGCGCCGATGTCATCAAAGGGGTTTGAGATGACCGCAAAACCGAACAAAGCACCTAAAACGAAAGCCAAGGTGCAAAAGCCGTTAAGTTTGGCCACGATGCACGCTTTAAGCCAGCTTAATTTAGCCGAAAAAGCCGTAATGGAGTGCAACCGAATCGGCTTAGTCGTACGCCATGTTTTTTTGGCCACCGTGCCGATTATTACCGTACGACACAACGCATTAACCCGACGCTGGATTGCCCGAGGCAAGGCAGAGGTGGTAATGCAAACCCACGAAGGAGACGACAGCATTGTCTGCACGGCCGAATGCATGATTGCGGGATGCAGAATTATGTTTTCGTTTCTAAAACATGACATCAACATCACTATTCATTAAGGAGTTTTTATATGGCTAAATCAGCTACCCGAGTTAAAGCAACTGCACAAATCTATGTACCGCAAACCCGCGAAGATGCTGCCGGTGATATTAAAACCATCGGTGATTTAAACCGCGAAGTGGCGCGCCTGGAAACGGAGATGAATGACAAGATCGCCGAAATTACAGAAAGCTACAAGGATAAATTTGCCCCGCTACAAGAACGCATTAAAACCCTTTCCAACGGGGTGCAATATTGGAGCGAAGCAAATCGTGACCAAATCACCAACGGCGGCAAAACCAAAACCGCCAATTTGGTGACGGGCGAAGTGTCCTGGCGGGTGCGTAACCCGAGCGTGAAAGTCACCGGAGTGGAGTCTGTATTGCAAAACTTACGTATTCACGGGCTTGAACGCTTTATCCGAGTGAAAGAGGAAATAAACAAAGAAGCCATTCTCAACGAGAAAAGCGCGGTCGCCGGCATTGCGGGCATTAAAGTGATTAGCGGCGTAGAAGACTTTGTGATCACCCCGTTTGAACAGGAGGCGGCGTAATGCTCACCAACCCGTTGACCTACCTTATCATCGGCGCCGTGCTGACGGTGATTGTAGGGTTGTTGGACGACGCCGGGTATTAACATGAATGAAATGTTGCAAACACTGCTTTTCTTTTACCTCTGCTTTTCCGTGATTTTAATCGTGATAATTAGCAAATTTTGGTAAACCGATTTAGAGCCCATTCAAGGAGTGGGCTGAGAAATAAATTTAACAATACAAACCGAGAGGAAACATGAGCAACGAAAGACGAGAAATGTATCGCAAGTTAAGCAACGATGCCGCCCAATGGGAACGGTCAGGCGAATATGCCCGCGCTTACAGCGGTTGGTTAAAGGCTTGCCTTGCCACTGAAAACTCAGACGAACACAACTGGTGCTCTGCACGCGCACAGCACTGCAACAAAATGGCAAAAACCCAACACTAGGAGGACAACATGCCGAAATATGTAGCACGCCTTTATTGCATGGTTGAAGTCACCGTGGAGGCGGAATCTATAAGTGAAGCGTTAAATAAACTTGATTTAAATGAGATTGATGTTAACGCCATGCCGCACACGATTACTGAGATTGATGATGTAGTTGAAACGGAGGAGATCTGATATGTGGTACCCGGAAAAACATGAAGCGGAACGCGCCGAAAAATTGATTCTAACCGGCAAATTATCCCCGCAAGAAAAGAAATTAATGTCAGCCATTATTCATGCACACAAAACCCAACAAACCAGAGACTGGTTAGACCGTGCAGTATTGATGGCGCTTGAGGAAAAATACAAAGGGCAACTTGCGGAGCTTTGAAAATGAGCGAAAAAAAAATCAGGGTCACCGAACAACTGGCGCACATTACCGAACAACTTGAAATGGCGCGAGAAATGTGGCTCGACGGAAAAGATCAAGAATGCTTGCTGATGTTACAAACCGCAAGCCGAGAAATGAAACATGTAGCCTGGGAGATTACCCCGGTGTTGGAGCAATAAAGTGAGAATTCAATATAAAACAACATTTTTGGTATCTGCCACTCCTAACCTTAAAACAAATAAGGTGGATGGCACAATTGAAGACCTTGATTGCGACAACACACCGGCATTCTGCGCAAAACAAGTAACTGAAGCAATGTTTATGCTTGCCCGGATTGCCCATGTATTAAACCCTTTAATTATATCCGACTTGCCTGAATTTAAAGACGGATATAGCACTAAATTAAAATTCGAATTTATTAACGAAGATGTCACCGACAAAAAAATAAAAGTAAGGGCTAATTCAAACAATATGGCCGGAGCTTTACTTCTTCGCTCATTGTTAGAAATTCGTAATAAAAACCCGGAAGCCATAGAGGCTTTTGGATTAAGCATAATTTAATCAACCAACAAAAAGAGGAAAAAACTATGAAAAAACTTACTTTAATCGCTTTCTCCGTGGCTTTGGCACTCAACGCACACGCAAGCATTCATTTTGACACAGGGGCGTCCGCTACCGGCGACCAATCTGTTGCGATTGGCACTTATGCAAAAGCCAAAGGAAACCAATCCACCGCAATTGGTAACTACAGCGCCACAGCGGTTGGCACATTAGCCAACGCAAAAGGCATTAAAAGTGCGGCATTAGGTCGTGATGCACTTAGCGAGGGCAATAACTCCATCGCTATCGGCACCAAATCCAAAGCCACTGCAAATGAGTCAAGCGCCGTTGGTGAGCGCGCAGAAGCTACCGCTCAAAATGCCTCAGCTTTTGGATCTGACACTAAGGCTAGCGGCGTAAGTTCTTTAGCAGTCGGCACAGGCTCACGTGCCACAGCCGACACAGCGGTTGCATTAGGTAACGATTCCGCCACCACCGCAAAAAGTGCGGTCGCATTAGGCGGTAGCACACAGGCAGACCATACTTTCGGCGTGGCATTGGGTGACAGCTCAAAAACGCAAGAGGCAAAATCGGTTAAAAGTGCGGTTGTAAATGGCGTTAATTATGGCGAATTTGCCGGTAGTGAGCCGACAGCGGTGGTTTCCGTTGGTGATGACAAGTTAAAACGTCAGATTGTTAATGTTGCCGCGGGTGAGGTCAGCAAAACCTCCACGGACGCTGTCAACGGCAGTCAGCTTTATGCGGTTGCGGGTCAAGTTTCTGCCAACTTACACCAAATTCAAGCCAACAGTGACCGAATTAATGCCAACGCAAGCCAAATTAATGCCAACGCGCGCCAAATTCAGGCCAACAACAACCAAATTGCGACCAACCGCGCCAACATTAACAAATTAAGTGCGGGCTTGGCGGACACAAACAAACGCATTGACCGTGTCGCCGGTGATGTTGCTAAAAATCGCAAGCGTGCCAGCGCTGGCACTGCTTCCGCGCTCGCCGTTGCAAATATCCCACACGCAACATACGGCGGTTATAGTGCGCTCGGCGTTGGGGTTGGCGGCCACGCAGGTCAGCAAGCCATTGCTATTCGTTATTCAAAAATGACGGATAACACAAAATGGATCGTAAGCGCGTCAGTTGCGGTTAATACGCAAGATGAGGTGTCTTTTGGTGCGGGTTTAACGAGACAGTGGTAAGGAGTAATAAATGTACAAATTTATCACACATGGCAACCGTTTAATCGACTTTGCCAATCCGCAAAATAGCGACATTCATATTGATGACATTATTCATCACTTGGCAATGATTCCGCGCTTTGGTGGAAAATTAGATGTGCATTATTCCGTGCTTGACCATAGTGTTTACGCCGCAATGATTGCAAAAACGTTTTTAAACGCTGACGATGAAACAACATTTGCAGTATTAATGCATGATGCGCAAGAAGCCTATTTAGGAGATATTCCTACACCACTCAAAAACTTACTGCCTGAATATAAATTAATCGAGACGGAATTTGAGCGGGTTATTCAAAATCAATTTGGCATAAAAATGACACAAAAAATGAAAGAGATAGTAAAAACTGCTGATTTATTGGCATTAAAAGCAGAAAAGCAGGCTTTCATTAATACGCCACCTGAACATGAAGAACATTGGGCTTTTTTATACGGTCTTTATAGCGTCCCAATTAGTCCGAAAGATTGGTGCAAGGATAGTAAAAAACTATTCATGGACTATCTTAAATACTATCAAGGGATATAAAAGTCATAATTAACCAAAAAATCTAACATATGATTAATAAATCAGGAGCATAAAATGAAAAAATATTTTGCTTATGATGCGTTAGAACGTGAATTCACAACGCATGACACACTAGAAGAAGCTAAATCACAAGCGCAAGACTGTGTCGACCAGACTTTTGAATTTGGCACAAATGATGGATTTGATACTGACCTTGAAGATGCCATAAAAGAGGGGTGTTTTGGGGTTGTGTTAGGCGGGTTTGATTTACCGACCAGACCGCTCACCGAAGAGGAAAAAGAACTCTATGCCGATGAGTTCACTCACATGGTTGAAAATCCGGTGCTTGTTGAGTATCCGCAAAATGAGTGGATTAAGTGTTCGGATAGATTGCCTAATATTTACGATCATAATGGTTATTTACGAAGTGATATTGTTATCTGTTACGGAAAAGAAAATTCAGATGATGAAATGAATTATTTTTTTGCATTCCTTCGCTCCAATGGGTTCTTTAACAATTATGATAGAGATTGTTATTTAGTCACCCATTGGCAACCGTTGCCAAACCCTCCGTCTGATTAGCTTTTATCCTTAAAATCTAACATATCATTCAGCCTTCTCGCAAGAGAAGGCTTAGTCATATGACGGAGAGGACAAAAAATGGATCAAAAAGAAGCGCGAAGAAAGCAATTAATTCAGCTTATACACATTGGAAAAAGTAAGTTACAGATGGATAAAGAGGTGTATCGCCTTTTTCTTGTTAACACGGTTGGTAAAGATAGCTGCACGAAAATGAATTTGATTGAGTTAAATAAGGTCGTAGATGCCATGAAAAAACGCGGTTTTCAGGTTTCCGGAGGGCGTTTTAAAGATGGTAAACGCAAGTCGCCGCCAAGTTCTGTCTCGGTGAGTAGCAATATCGTTAAAAAGATCCGCGCAAAATGGATCGAAATGGCGGACGCCGGCATTATCCGCGACCGCAGTGAGGACGGTTTGAATGCGTTCGTTAAAAATATCGCTAAAAATGCACAAGGCGAGCCGATTCCATTCGTAAGTTGGCTCAACAATGAGCAGGCATCAATTGTATTGGAACGCCTTAAACAGTGGCAAAAACGAATGATTAAGGAGTAATTTATGAAAGAGTCGCTAATGCAAATCCGCCGGCACGAATTGCTGGAAGAAATCGAATTGTTGGTGATTGCGCTATGTAAAAATTACAACTTAGGGCAGGACATTTGTGAGCAGATTGGCGTCAGCGTTGCCAACTGTTTATCCGAAGAATATGCCGGGCAAGTTATATGCTTTCCTAAAGATTACAGATATAAGATTGCTCAACGTGACTTGGATATTTATAACAGTTTCAACGGTCGCAATTGGGGCGAACTTGGGCGTCGTTATAATTTGACAGAGAATGCTTTAAGAAAGATTGTTAAGCGTGTGCAGGATAGGATAATTAAAGAGAAGCAACCTGACATGTTCATATAAAATAACGGCTCTACTGATCTAATTTTGTAGAGCCTTTTTTATTGTTTATTTTTATGATTATTCTTTTTCACATACTGTAACAGCTTTTCATTTTCTTTATCCCACTTCTTCAAGGATTATCCCCCTAAGTCCCGTTTATGTCGCTGATGCTATATTATTTATATCACTGTGGATCAGCAAGCAAAAACATGGTTGGCTTCGTTGGTAGGGTTGGCTGTTTTCGGTATGGCTATGGCGAACCCACCGCAGGGGAATGATCTGTTGGCGGATGCGCCGTATTTCAATAAAACGGACAGTGGCTATGATTTAAAATTCTCATCGAAAACTTACCGCACTTTAGCGGCGCAAGTGAATGGCGAGACGGTGAAATTCCGTGCGTTTGAAAAGATTGTGTATGTGCAAAACCCGGTTGAGCCGGATTATCAGACACTGAATATTTATGTGCCGGAAGCCTATTTTAATAATGGCAAAATCAATGGCTTTAATGCCAAGAGCGCGCCGATTTTTCTGCCGAATTCGGTGGGCGGTTATATGCCGGCAAAAGCGGCTACTTATGATGCAAAAGGCTTCGGCAGTGGTGACAAACCGAGCGCAATTTTGACCGCACTTTCCAAAGGCTATGTGGTGGCAAGTGTGGGCGCGCGTGGGCGGACGTTGGAGAAAGACGGCAAATATAACGGCAAGGCACCGGCAGTGATTATTGATTTGAAATCGGCGGTGCGCTATTTACATTTTAACGATGAAGCAATGCCGGGTGATGCCAATAAGATCATTTCTAACGGCACCAGCGCAGGTGGAGCATTGTCCGCTTTGTTAGGTGCAAGCGGTGACAGCATGGATTATGTTGAGTATTTAAAAGAAGTCGGTGCGGCAGAGGCGAGTGATATTATTTTTGCGGTGTCCGTCTATTGCCCGATTACCAATTTGGAACACGCCGACAGCGCTTATGAGTGGGAATTTAACGGCTTGAACGATTATCGCCGAATGGACATGAGCCGTTTGAATGCACAAAGTTTTAATGACCGTTCGCAAGCTGCGGCAAAAGCCATGATTGAGGGCACGTTGACAGCAGCGGAGATTCAGGTGTCCGATCAGCTAAAAGCCGAGTTTCCATCTTATTTAAATAGTCTGAAATTAGAAGATGAGAAAGGCAATGCCTTAACGTTAGATGGGCAAGGCAACGGTTCTTTTAAAGATTATGTGAAAAATGTCATTGTGCGCTCGGCGGATAAAGCCCGTAAAAATGGAGTGTCCTTCGAAGATAAACCTTGGGTGAAACTGAGCAAGGAAGGCGTCAGCGACATTGATTGGGAGGGTTATATTCACTCGGAAAAACGCATGAAATCACCACCTGCCTTTGATGCGCTGAATTTGAGTTCCGGTGAAAATAACTTATTCGGTACGGAAAGCGTGAATAATCAGCATTTTACAGACTATTCCATGCAACATAGTAGCGAGAAAGGGCAAATGGCAGATAAGCACGTCATTCAGTTAATGAACGCGATGAATTATGTGGATCACGGCAAAACACAGTATTGGCGCGTTCGTGCAGGTACTTCTGATCGTGATACCTCGCACGCCATCAGTGCGATACTTGCGATAAAACTGCGCATGGCAGGCAAACAGGTGGATTATGAAACTCCGTGGGGTGTGCTGCATTCGGGGGATTATGATCTGGACGATCTGTTCCAATGGATGGATAGTATCAGCAAATAA